ATCCGAATCGTAAATCTGAAAGTGAAGCTGTATAATCTATAAAGGATTGCGTGTGGATATGCCCTTGTACCATAGAAGTCCCCCAATTCTGAACACGCTTTATAATTCCTTTACCACTACACCCTGTTCCGTGAGTATATAAAACATTGTCGTGTACGAATTGTTCTTCAAATTTCCAATCAGGACACCCAAGAACTTCATTAAGATTTCTTACAAATCGTTTATCTATTCCTGCTTCTTCACTTTTACGAGCAATAATTAAATCATGATTTCCTAGAGTTATGGTTGCATTTGGGAATGCTTCATACCATCCTTTGACTTGTTCAATAGCCATATCAAGCTCGTATTTTGCTCCATGTGATTCAGTTGAAATTGAATGAAAAGAGCTGAAATGAGAATCCAAAATATCTCCCGTGAAGCTGACTTCTGAACATTGATATTTGTTATAAACATCAATACAATGTTGGAGGTAGTTTCGGTGGGTGTATGGAAGATGGACATCTCCCACCACCAACCGATTAACCTTTTTAGTCCTTAACCCCTCTATAATTTGGATTTCGTGGGGTTTTAATCTGTATCTATTACTTTTTTCCACTATCAGCTATTCCCTGTCCGACTACTAACGTCAAGGCTGCATAGAATAAGTTTGTTGCTGTTGCTTCATCTACTCCTAGATAAGTAACAATAATAGGGATGACAATAGAAGCTACTGCATACCAGAATTTTTTGCTTTTAAGCATTGTTGCTATTAACCATTGTTTCATTTTATTTATTTTTTTAGTTATTATTAAAGTTTATAAGATAGTCCTACATTAAAAGAACCTTCATCATCTTTTCTTGTATAGTTCGGCTCTACATAAAGCTCATTCCACACTTTGATTGAAGTACCAACACCAAAAGTCATATTGTCTGTTGCATCTTCAGTAGGTGCTTGAACTGATAAATAGAAGCTTTCATTTAGATTGTATCTACCTATAAAATCATAGTCATCACCATTCTTTTGAACACCCACCATAATTTGATCATTTAGCTGATAAGCAACGCCAACGCTATTGGTAAAGCTCTCCACCCCCCAAGAACTACTATCAGAAGGTTGTTCGATATTACTCATTACCCTGAATTGTGCTGAAGCACTTAAACAAAATAATGCTACTACTGTTGTTAAAATCGTTTTTTTCATTTTTATCTATTTTTGATTATTAAATTAATATTTGTTCCGCCTAAATTAAGTATTTCCTTCATAAGTAATTCCATGGCGAGTCTGGAGTTCTTAACATAGTCTTGTTCAGTGCCGATTCCAACCAAGACACAACCTCTAGTGTCTTTCGCTGAGTTGCCTACATGAAAAAGGACATAACCTCTATTAGGCACATCTTGAATTAACAAATGCAAGTAATCTCTTGTAGCTGATTCTTTTGCAGTTCTAAGCCTTACCTTGTACTGACCAGCAGGAATACTACTAATACTTCTTTGGTTGTCTTTGTATGGAAGTTCTAAAGTATCACAAAGCCATTCTCCATCTAAATACAGATTGCCAATAGTTGAAATTTCAGTAAAAGTATCTCTAAGAATTAAGAGATTAACGCCCTTGACCTCTGTATTTTTGTTTGTAAGCATTTTGAGATTTTGAAGCATTTTTAGAATGAACTCCTTTACGCTTTTTGCTATTTGACTTAACAGTTTCAATTGCCTTATTTTTTGCCATCTCGTTTCTTCTTGTGAAAATACCACTTGTCAGCCGTATAGATTATTGATATAACTAAAAGAATAATTTTTAAAACTACCTCTAAATTACTAAATGTTGCAATACTTAATATTGTTGAGTTTAATATCAGTACATCTCCTACCTCGTTTGCTAGTTGTTTTAGTGCCATCTTTTAAGTATGCTTTTAGTTTAGTTTTGTTTTTCTCTTTTACTTTGTAATTCTTTTTCATTAATTCAAGAAATTTCTTAGTGTTAATCTAGTGCCTTGCTGGTTAGGTCTTTGAAGATTCATATTGGAATAGTAGGCAGTATTTCGGTCAGGAGAAACATCAGCACCCGTATTAGTTGAGAACTCAGGAAACAGGCTAGAGTTATTACAAAGATATTCCACCATTCGTTCCATATAATATTCAGCAGTATTCATAACCTCATTTCTAAGTTGTTGAGCCTCTTCTGTAGATAAAGCTGTTCCTGTTTCGGAGGTCTTGGAATAAATGTTCCCGTTCTCAATTTTGTAACGAAGAAACGGAACGGCTAACCAAAGACAGTACGAGGGCAAAACTTCTGCAATATAATCATTAAGCAAAGTAGCATAAGCCTCATTTCCTACAAGATTAACTGTTCCTGCTACAATTAAAGCCTTTAATTTGTCAGAAAGCTGTGTGCCAATCCGAGTTTCAATATAAAGTTTTTGGCTCATTTTTATATACGGGCTGAGCAAATTGACATCTACATTAAGCCCTATAGTTGTTGAGTCTTTAAGTCGTTCTTCTGATATAAATAATACGTATGCCATAGTTTCTAATTATAATATCCTCTATTCTTCATTGTTCTAGGTGCTTGTGCTACTTTCTTGTTGTTAGGTTTAGGATAAAAACCTTGACTTCTAGCTTTAGCAGTAGAAATTAATTTACCATATTTCGTTATATCTTCTTCATTGTAAGCATCCTCTAAGTCCATCACATAGATTTTTCTTATGAACCTATGGAAACATTGCGGTCCTCCTTTGTAGAGCCAAATTGAGTAAGTATTTGCACCCTTAATACCAAAGCCAGGATTAACTGCCTTAGTATCTAAAGCAACTAAATCTTCTTTTCTATATAGCTTATTTGCCCCCATCATTTTTCTGCAAAATTCTCTTTTAGTTCCCGACTTATTAGTTAGTGCTGAATCTCTATCGTATTTGTATCGTACTTTAAAGAACTTACTAGCTTTTTTACTCCAACCATCTTGTTCATCTAAACCATCTCTATCATCTTTAGGGACTTTTGCTAATTCTAGTTTTTCATTTAGCTCCTTTTCAAAATCAAAATCTTCGTGTTCATCTTCTACTATTTCTTCATC